CCGGTGGCGGTGTTGCCGTCCTTGGTGGCGGTGATGGTCCAGGTACCAGCTTTGCCGACGGTGAAGATCGCTGTGCCGGTGCTGGTTTTGGTCAGGGTCGTGGTGCCGCATACGGCAGTCACGGTGGAGCCACTATCCACGGTGACAATGATGGTCGCCTGGAACTGTGTCAGCGCCACAGACAAGGCGGTGAAATAGTCCAGCGTCATAACCTCTGCACTATATTTTGTGCCACTCACAGAAGCGGACACAGTATACAGTGTCTGCACGCCCATCACAGGGACAACCGCTTTCAGAGTGCTGTCCACAACTCCACTGTAATTCTCCCCGCCACCGGTCAGCGTCCAGGTTGCGCCCTGAAACGCAAGCTCGAAGGTGATGGTGATAAGGGAGCCACCGCCGGTCATATCGACAGCACCGACCACGTTGTCCTCTGTGAAGCCGACGAATTTTCCCTTCTTGCCGACGAGCTTGTCTTGCTTCTCGGCAAACTTTGTCGCGTGGGCGTCGGTGGCGGTGTTGTGGGCGCTGACTTCTGTGGTGGCGGTGCCCTCGGGGTCTGCGCCGGTTTGTTCGGCGGTGACTTTGTGAGGGTTGTCCTGGTCGGCAATGTGGCCTGGGACTTTGGAAAGGGCGGCGTTGAAGGTGGTCTCTGTGCCGGTGTAGCCTGCTTCTACGGCAGCGGTAAAGGCGCTCTTACCGTTTTGGCCGCTCACGCCTGCCGGGCCTTGGGGGCCTTCCGGGCCGGTCTCGCCTTGGGGGCCTTGCACACCTTGGATACCTTGGGGGCCTTGCTTACCCTGTTTGCCCTCCGGGCCGGTCTCACCCTGCACACCCTGGGGGCCTTGGGGGCCTTGGGGGCCGGTCGGGCCTTGGAGCTTTCCGACGGAAGTCCAGTCGCCCTGTGTCTCCGACCAGATGTAGCACTCCCCGTCGGCTTTGACCATGTACATCTTGTCATTGCCGTTGGGAATGGCGTTTTTCAGCGCGGCAAGTGTGCTGTAAATGTCCTCGATGTAGAGGCTGGTGCCGTCCTTGCCAGGGGCACCGGCAGGACCTTGGGCACCGGTGGGGCCTTGTGTCCCCGCTTTCCCCTGCGGGCCCTGAGGACCGGTAGGGCCTTGCTCACCCTGTTCTCCCTGCACACCCTGGACACCTGGGATGCCCTGGATGCCCTGTGGACCTCTGGCACCCTGTGCGCCCTGTTCGCCCTGGACACCCTGCGGGCCTTGCGGCCCACGGACAGACACAGCCTGGGGCGCGATGGCGCTGTCCTGGATGGTGAATGACATGACGCCGTTTGTGTCGATGCTGGGAACGATGCTGGGGCCGGTGGCTCCTCGGTCGCCCTTGTCGCCCTTCACGCCCTGGATACCCTGTTCTCCCTGGGGGCCGGTGTCACCCTTCACGCCGTGAATAATGGTCTTGGTGCCGTCGTCGGAGACTTCGCAGTTATCAAACTGCATCCGTCCGCGCTGGGGCAGGGTCTCCCCGGCGGGGTTCATAATGATGTGACCGGCAGAACCGGATGCCTGCCAAATCACGCCGTCCTGACTGGTTTCCAGTACGCGGTCTGCGTTCAGGCGGATGTACTTGAAACCTGCTCCTTCCGGGAGCTGTACGCTCGTCTCCACGCCCAGTGTTTCCAGAGCAGGAAGCAAGGTGACGTTGATATACTCCTGGATGGTCAAAGGCCCTTCGTCGAACTTCTTCTTCAGTTCGGCAGCAGACAGACCGCCTACGTCGTTGGGTTCGTCGTCCAACTTCTGGACGATGTTTAAGTCCTTGTTCAGCTTTTTTAAGCTCATAGGTATCACCTCGCATAGCCCGTGAATCGTACCCGCATGTCAGCGGACAGGATGGTCACGGTGGTATTGATGGATTCCGTCCGGAAAATCAGCTTGTAAAACACGAACTTCTTCGCCTTGATCTTCAGGCGCTTCATGTGCGGCTTTCGGTTCGGGTTGAAGCTCCACTTGCGAAAATCCGCCCCGGAAAACGAAATCAGGGACGAGACCACGACCTTGTTGGTGTAGGCCGACTTTCGGTCTGTCTGGACGGTCACATAGACTTCACCGTGGGTCTCCGGCTTGATGCCCACCCACAGCATAGCGCTGTACTTTCGCATGAAGTCCTGAGAAAAACTCTCTGCGCCGCTTTCCCAATAGCTTTCGATTTTCTCCCCGTTGTCTGTCCGGTTGGTGTAAGCGATGAGATTCAAGCGTCCCTTGCTGTCTCCGCTATATAGCTTCCCCCGGAAGTTTACGAAGCACGTCACGTCAAAAGCTGTGTAGCAGTACCAGGCATCTGCGGCGTAGTTGTGTACCAGCGCCCTGTTGTCTGTATTGATGATGTAATACTCCTGGTTGTCGTTGTCATCCCAACAGCGGCAGTGTTCCAGGTCAAAGCCTGCCAACGTCCCCATGATGCGGTCAGAGATACGCCGTGCCTGCCGCTCGTCAATGGTCATGTTGGCAGAGTAGGAAGAGCTATTCTTCCACTCATACAAGTCATGCCCGAAGAGCGTTCTCGGAGAGTTCAGCACCAGTTGTGCTTGCCCCAGTGCCACATTTCCAATGGCCCGGTTCACGGGCGTTGCGTAGAACGTCGCCGCCGTGGTGTTGTCCACCATCGTAGTCACGCCGTACTGCACGGAGTAGGTAGACGTAGACTTGTAGACGATCAGCCGGGAGTAGTGCCGGATAAGCGCCGTGATGGGAGTGTTGGCGTCCCCGACTTTCAGGACATTCATGTCTGGAAAATAGTCTGCCCTCGGTTTTCCGTCGTTGTCCAGGCCGGAGTAATATGCCTCGTTCGTGCCGTCTCCATATAGGAATACGCGGTTGTCGTTGGCTCCGTTGAAGGTCTCTGCATACTTCATGGCAAGCGCCTTGGCTCGGAAGTTCTTCTTCACTTCCCACGCGATCTCAATGGTGTTGATTCCCTTCTCTGGGGCTGTGCTGAAGGTCACAGTCCCCTTTTCCAGGTCAACGGTGTACTTGCTCTTCTCGATCTCAGGCTCATTCTCTGCCGCCTTGTTCTTTACCCAGTCTACGGACTTCAAGTCCTTCTCCGGCAGGGTGAAGGTGGTGGCAGTGCCGTCCGGGGAGAACCAACAGCGTCGCTTCCCGTTGAGCTTGTTCACCTGCTCATAAGTGGTGCCGCCGCCGCTCGGAACGACGGTAATGGTCACGATAGGCCGATACCCGTCCACGTCCTGGAGTGTTTCTCCGTCCCACTCTTTGTACTGGCCCTTTGCCATGATATAGAGCTTTTCAGAGTAGCCGAAGAAAAACACCGGTTCCGTGGTGTCCAGATCACCAATGGCTTCCCGCTTCCATGTCCCGTCGTGGAGTTTCCAGAGCTTGCCGTCGGCAGCGCCGACCAGGTACTCTTTTCCCTTCACGTTGCCGGACCAAAGACCGGCGACTTTCTGATTCACAGAAGAGGATACTGCCCGGCAACGCTTCATCTTCCAGGTGTACTCATCTCGCTCCGCGTCATAGGTGCAGGAAACAAGCTGATAGGTGAAGTTCTCGTCATAGCGCCAATAGTGTCCTGCGTACTGTTCCGCGTTCTCATAGCTTACAGAGACCTCGTCCCCGGAGACTTCCAGAAAGCCGTCTGTCGTCACGGTACAGGTGGGGTGCATCCGAAGCTTGCCGGAAACATGTTCATCAACGCGAACTTTTTGCGCGTTGTCCTCCACCTGCAAGGTATAGGCTTGCAGTAAGCCCTTCACCATCTGCTGTCCCGGTCTTCTCTGCAAGTTCCGGTCACGGGTGACTTTGAAGTTCCGAATAACAGACGCTTCCCCCATTTTCAGTTTGGTGTCGCCGTCCGGGTTTTCGTTCAGGCCAAGAAATTCCTGGATACGAAAAACTTTTTCGTCGGCTCCGGTCGTAATTCTCGCCATAGGACATCAACTCCAACGGGAAAAGTAGTTGTATTCGGTGCTTACGCCGTATACGTCGGTAATGCTTTCCGAAGAGCGTGGGAAACCGGCAGCTAGCTTATCCCGAAGCTCTTCGTATCTCTGCTGGAAGAACGCCGCTGCCGAAGGGTTCTCATCCAGCAAGAGTTGTGCCGCCAACCCGTAGGGAAGGACGGTCTGGCAAATGTAGTCGTCCAGTTGAATGAAATCCGTGAAGTTCTGAATCACGTCCACAATGGGGCGTTTTCCTTCCTCTACCTGCTCATAGGTGTCTGAGTAAGGAAACAGCTCCCCACGCAGAGCGTTCAGAATGAGCAGCGTTCTCACCTTGTATTCTCTGGTGTCAGAGGTGTCCGTCTCGCCGCTGGATTCATTTACCTCGTCAATAAGGCCCATAGCAATGTCAAAGACACGCTGGGCGGTGGTGCTGGGCGCAGGCATCGTGTTCCCTCCTTTGGAAAAAGGGGAGGCGCTGGGCCTCCCCTTTGTTTTGTTTTATCAGGCAGTTGCGGTGGAGGACACATAGATGCCCTTGCACTTGGTGTCCAGCACAAAGCTGTCGTAGATGTAACGGCCCTCGACCACATCACCGTCCACGCCCATGGGGTTCTTGTGAACGCGGTAGTTCTTCAGCTTCATCACGTCCACGGTCGCGCCCTTGTACTTCAGGATGAAGTTGGTAGCGGCAGGGAAGATGGAGGAAGGAACGGTCACAACGTCCACGCCGTCGATGGTGCCGCGGTAGCCGCGCCGGATGTTCTCAGCAGTCAGGGTGTCAGAGCCGCCCATGACCACGTCAGCCAGCTTGAACTTGAGGAAGGTCAGCTCAGGAATGAACAGGACGCGGCCCGTGGTAGGTACCTTCTCGTCGGACATGGTGGCGTTGGCAGTGAAGATCTTCTCCACGATGTTGGCCTTGGTCAGCACACCGTCCTTAGAGGTCAGAACAGCCTTACCGGTGGTCAGGCCGTTGCCAGCGATCCACTTCTCAAAGCGGTACTTGTCGATTTCGGGGGTGATAACCTCGTCGATCTCACGCTTGAGGCATTTGTTTGCCTGCTTGATGTTGAACTGCTCGGAGGCGTTACCGGCGTCGATGGAGAAGGTAAACGCCTTGTCCACCGCCAGGGTCATTTCCTGGGTGGTGTCGCCCAGCTCGGTCAGAGCGCCGAAACGGGCGGTGCCGGTGCGGGTGTAGTTGGTGGTCGGCACGGTGTCCACGGAGTAGATTTTGATCGTCTTGACGCCCGTGAATTCGTAGTCGTGTCCGCAGTAACGGTCGGTCTTGGAGCCGATAGTGAAGCGCTCCTGAACTTTCTGGGAATACTTCTCAGCAAGATTGATAGCCATAGGGGTTCCTTATCCTTTCCGGCCCCTATGAAACGGGGCCTGTCAGTCGTCCCCGGAATACCAGTCGTCGTCAATGGGGTCAGCCTTTTTCTGGGCGTTCCCAGCAGACTTCTGGCTGCCGGTGGAACGTTGTTTGTTGTCCAGATTCTTCTTAGCAGTCTCCAACTCACTTTTCAGCTGCTCGTTTTCTGCTGCCAAGTTTTTGGCTGTGAATCGTGCGTAGGAAGAAACCAAACTTTCCCCTTCTCGAAGCATCGTCTCCCAAACTTCCTTGGGGATATCGCTCATCTTCACATCGGGGAACACACGTTGAAACGCGGCGTTGTCCGCGTCAATGCGCTGTCTCTCTTCCAGTTGTGCCTGCTGTTCTCTCTGCGCGTTCTGCCTCTGTGCGTCAAATGCCTGCCGCTCTCTGTCCAGCTTCACGCGCTGAAGGGCAACGCTCTTGTCGATGCCCTCTCTGCCTGCCAGCAGTTCCGCTCTTGTGGCGTCCATCAGGTCTTCAATGCTCATGTTGCTGGGCGCTGCCAGCTCAGTCAGGAAGCCTTCCAGCTCTGCCACGCGCTCTTTTGCCGTGTCGCGTTCGCCGCGCACATGGTCATAGTCCAAGCCCTTCTGTGCCAGTACGGTCGCCTCTTCACGATTCACCTTCGTGATCTCGCCGAATCGCTTGAGTTCCATGAAGGGCTGGTCTTCCCCTTCCTTCGTCTCTTCGCTCTTCTGCTCGTCCGAAGTGCCTTGCTCCCCTTCCTGCGGTTCCTCTTCCTTCTGCTGGTCTGCTTCCGGTTCGGGTTCCTCGGCGGGAGGTTCCTGCGTTCCTTCGCCCGTTTCGTCTGCCTGCACGTCGCTCAGATCGATATCATCAAAGAAAGCGTCGTCGTCATAGTTTGACGTGGTACCATCGCTCAAATCGGTGGTATCCACGGTCTCAGGGGCGTTGTTCATTGCAGTTTCATTCATGGTTTTATCTCCTTCTTGGCTATGGTCGGCCAAATATAAGTTGTTTCTTATAGGTATCTAAACCCGGTTCAGCCGGGGTTAGAGCAGATTTAAGCGGCCCAGGATGGTCACGACCTCATCTCGCTTCATGGGTCGTTCCGGCCCTTCGCCGTTGATGATGCCTTTTTCCGTTGCCTTGGCCCAGTGACCGTCTGTTCGGCTCCACACGGGTTCCAGCATGGTGTCGGCGTAGTTCATGGCTTCAGTTAGGATGCCGTAGCACATCTCAGGTGTCAGCTGCTTCAAGAGCTTTTCAATGTCCATTTCCTCTTCCTCCTTCCCTGCCAGAATCTCGTTGACTGCGTTTGCGATCTTCGGGTGTAGGTTATACAGGAAATCGCCGGGACAAGCCTTGTTCGCTGTCCATCGGTGGACGACCATGTTCTGTTTGTCCCAATGACCCATCAAAGACTTATCGCCCTTCCAGAGCAGCTTAGGAATCCCGTTGCGCTGGCAAATGTCAGCCAGCAGTTTCACAAGGGCTTCGATTGCCGCCGTGTTCACCAAGTAGGGAGCCACATGGTCGCTTGCAACTTCGATGGTCACAAGCTGGTGGTCAATTTTGTTCGATGTACACCAGGCCCGGTTCTCTTCGCCGCACACCTGAGCAATAGAACCATCGCCGCCAACGACGTAGTGGCAAGAAGCGCCCATCTTCTTGTCAGGAATCACAAACCGGGGAAGGTCTGCGAAGTTGCTGGCAGGCAGGTCTTTGCCACCTGCGGTGCAGTGAATGGCTACCCCCTTGATAGTGCCTTGTCTCGGCTTTGTCACGTTGGGCGAAAGTCGGACGTAGGTGGGAAGTCTGGAATTACTCATTCTGCTTTACCTCCGGCAGACCTGCAATCGAGGTCAGAATAGACACGATACCGGCTAGGACAGCGGCAGAAGCCACCATCGGCCAGGAAACGTCACTCAGCACAACACCGGCACCGATACAGCCGATTGCCGTCTGTGCAATGGTTTTCACGGCACGAACCGCCGCCGCATAAGCCCACGCTTTCCAATTTCTCATTTCCTCACCTCCTAACCGGTTACAATGGGCAACCGCTCCACCTCGTCCATGATGGTGTCCAGGTGTCCGTTGCCACCGAGTGCTTTATAAGTTCTGTGCATCTCCTGGATGTTCTCTTTGTCTTCCAGAGTAATGCCACCGGCATCGACATACCGTCTACCAAGAGAACGCACCCGGTCTATCATCAAGACTTTCTGCGCTGCTGCTAGTGCATTTAATTTGTCATCTTCTTTGTCTTTCTTCATCCAGTGTCGATTCAGAAGGGCTACCACAATGGCAGAAAAACCGCTCGAACCAAGCACAATGCCGATGATCTTCAGAATGGGTTCCATCACACCATCCCCTCTGTCGTTCCTGTCGCGTTCACCTTGCGCTGTAAGGCAGAGTATCCGCCGCCGGTGGGAATGTCAGGCTTTTCTTCCGGGGCCGCTACCGGCGCATTTCCTGGGTCTTGTGCGCCCTGCATGGCCTGCTGTGCCTGCATCTGTGCCGCCTCCTGCTGCTTCATCTCCTGCACAAGCTCACGTCTGGCAGGAATGTAGCCGTCCGGGATTCGTTCCAGATACTGTGTGGTGCTGATTCGTCCCATTTTGAGCAGGTTGTCCAGCGTCTGGATGGAAGCGATCTCCGAGTAGTAGGAGCTTGCACCAACGTCAAGCCGCATTGCCATGGGAATCTTTTTCAGCACGGAAAAGTCAAACGGCAATGGCACTTCGGGAGGCGGCTGCTGTCCAACGAACTGAAACGCCTGCTCCACCTGCTGTGGGGTATCCACGTCTACAAAACGCTTTCCGTAGTAGGCACCCATGAAGTCGATATAGATGCGGTACAGGTCCTCGATGCTCTTGTAGAGGTTCTGCTTCGTCAACTCAGAGGGCGTGGAAGCCGCTCTCTGCAAGGCGATGATTGCCGACGTATTGTCCGGTCTGGTATCACCCAGCGCCACGGACGTCGCCCCCAAACTTTCCTCTGTCTGATCTACTGCCAACTCGATAAATTGGGAAATCTGGGGGGAAATGGTCGCCGGGTCGATGATTCGCGCCACGTTGTTCACGTCGCCGCCGTTGATGCCAATGGCCGCCCCAATGCGGTTGTCCCACTTGGAGACCCGCGTCTTGTCGTAGACGATCTTCGGGAACGCTGTTGTCATCAGGGACAGCATGGACATGGCATAGGTTTTGTTGATAAAAATCTGGTTGGGAATCAGACCGGTAATCATGGCCTGCCCGTGGTAACAGTCCTGCACATAGTCCCAATTCAGCCAGGTAATGGGATACCGGGTCAGTTTCAAGTCCCATGCTTCCCGCACCAGAGAAGTCCTGGTACTCTCACAGCCCCAGATGTTCCCCGTCTCTTCATCTCGCCAAAGCAGCAGAAGAACTGTCACTTTGTCGTCGGTCTGCTTCACGTCGTCCAGGTAGGTGTCAGAGCTGTCCGACTGAATCAAGTCCCACGTTTCAATGCCGTTGGCTTTGGCCTTGCGTTTTGTGTGGCCTACGATCTCTCGTTTGGAAATCAGGATATAGGGCTGATTCTGAACGAGCCGGTCATTTGGATTCCCGAAAAAGACCTGTGTGTTTTCCAGAATCTCCGTGACGATCTTCCCTTTGGCCTGCTGGCCCGTCTCTGCGTCCGGGTCCCAATAGGTGTAAGTACACCCATCTCCATCCACAGCGGCGTTTCTCGCGTACTCTCGCATGAGGGAAGAAATATTCAGATGCTCTGTCAGGCTGTCCAACTCTTCGTTGACGATTCGGACCGGTGTCGCAAGCTCTTCCGTGGCAGGGGTGGCTGCCAGCGGGGTCGCATTGACCTTGATGTTGTCCGACGTGATAGAAGCCACTGTGAACAATGCCACTCGCTTGAGAATGTTGAACACAGGGGTAGGCAGGCCATTCGAGACAACACCTTCCCACTGCTTGCCGATGAAGAAGTTTTCATTCACGCGGACGGTCTCATTGAGGTTGATGTTGCTGTTGAAGAGCATCCCACGTTCATACATCTTCCACACGGCGTCCGGGGTCAGGGTGATTCCTTTTGCACCGAATAGGTCAAGTCCCGCTGTGTTCGGGGTCTCAGTCTTCGCTTTCTTCAAGGTTCTTCACCGCCTCCCGTGCTACGCTCGCGTCGTAAGACATAATGTTGTTGATGCCACTGAGCATCCGCTCTTCTCGCTGGTCCAGTGCCTTGCGGTCTTCCATGTACTCTTCCAGCTTTTCCAGATCGAGGACGAGCTTGTTCACAAGTTCAACATTTCCGTCAACATCCGCCGTAAGAGAACGAAGCCGCCGGAAAAGCTCGTCGATTTTCTCGTCTGCTTTGGACTTAGAAAGCGACAAAACAGACACTTTGTCGGTTAACTTACCGATCATCAGTTCCAACTGTCTGATTTTCAGCTCAAGCAACTTCTTCAAATTCAGAGTGGTTGCCATAAAAGCAAAGAACACGACCAGTAAGCAGACATAATACAGCTCCATTGTTTCCTCCTTATCCAGCGCCGAGATACCCGGCAGTCACTTCCCCGCCGGTCATGTATCCTGCGTAGTCTTCCGGCGCATCGTCCTCTTCGTCGTCCCAGAAGACAGGCTCCTCCTCTTGAATGGCTTCTGCCGGGAGCACACGACTTACGCAGTAGTAGCGCACACCGTCGACCGTGTGGGTCACTTCGTGGGGGTCTTTGGCGCAGTCGTTCGGATTCTTCTCATCCGCCTGAATGTCCTGAATGTCTCCGATAGCACCTTTGCAGGTGTCGAAGAACAGCAGCCCAGGCAACTTGTCAGGGACAGTGCCATCATCCCGACGGAACATGGCCTGCACATGTGGGTCACGCAGAGGATAGGGGGCCATAGCTTCCTTCATCATCATGTGGCCCTGAACGCGGTTATTGTCCGCTTTGATTAAGCCGACCTGATTCAGCATGAATACTTCTGCCATGGTCTTGCCGGTATCTTTCTGCCTGCTCCACATATCCGGCGGCGCATAGGTGGCCGCGATATGCTCACCAGGAAGGGTCATCTCATGTATTTTGTCCGCCGCTTCCTTGACGATCAGGCCCTTATGGGTGAACTCCCGGTAGCACCAGGAGCGTCCATCCTCATCCACCGCCCACCAGTAACACGCGAACATGTCAAGGCCGTAGTCGAAGCTCCGGTATCTCTGCCAGTGTTCAGGAATTTTGAAGGGCTTCACCACATGGGTAGCAGTGGAAAACTCCGGGAAGTAGTTGCCGCCGATTGCGTTCCAGTCGCCGTATCGGTAGGCTTTCCGTTTGTCCTCCGGCATATTAGCCAGCATCCGCACATACCCAGGAGAAGAAGCCATCAAGTGGTAGTTATCCTCGACTGTGGCAGGGATGAAGCTGTAATCATCCGGGTTCTCATTTTCTTCCGGGTTGTCCGAGTTGAGCTTGAAGTCCCGGTCGATGAAGAGCCGCTTCACCCATCTGTGTCCAACACCACCGGGGTTACAGGTCAGATACATCCGCTTTGGAAACTCATTGACACCACGAAGACAACCGCCCAGGAAGTTGAACGCTCTTTCAGAGAACTGCGTCGCCTCGTCAATGAAGATCCAGTCGTATTCCAGACCGTTGTATTCGTCCTCAGAAGCATCCCCGGCCCAGTGGCCGAACTTGATGGTCGAGCCGTTGTGGAAGGTCATAAGGTGCGTTGTGGCGTTGTAAGAAGCTGCTTCACGCGGCACCATCTTTACGATGGGCCGGATATGGTTTTCTTCCAGCTCCGGGTACGTCCGACGCATAATCAGAATCCTGATTCCCGGATTCGTGAAAGCACCGCCCACCGCTTTGATTCGCACGGAGTGGGTCTTACCACCGCCCTTAGCACCGCCATAAGCGGTGTAAGTCGTTCGTGACATGTAGAAGAGCTTCTGCTTTGCGTTTGCTTCCCCAGGGTCCCAGACGATTTCCTTCTTCCCCTGTCCCCGGTACATTCTTCTCTTTGCCACGAACTCACCCCATTTCAGGCAACAAAAAAGGGCCAGCCACCTAGAAATTTCTTTCTAGGTAACTGACCCCATTCGGCCCATCCTACTCACCGCTTAGAGTAGGGTTATTCACTTCTCTGTGGTGCAAACAACCTTTCTGTGTGTCTGCACCACCTTGACACTGTTGTTCTTTCCTGGAATGACCTCTACCCGGTCTCCCCTGGAAAGTGCTGCCTCAATGGCAGCGATCACCTTTGCATTGATAGAAACCAAGTAGAGCATCCCCTTTCTTATTCGGCGCGAGGAGGAGGATTTGAACCCCCGCAGGCCTTAGCCCCTAGCGCATTTCAAGTGCGCCCTCTTCAACCAGTCTTGAGTATCCCCGCATATAAATGCCCTACCAGAATTGCACTGGCGCTCTTGTCCCAAAGAGAGCTGCTCTTTACGGGCCGCAGCTTATCACATAGGAGGGCGGTAGAAACCAATGAAAAGACCGCACCGAAAGGAGCCAAACTCTAGGTCATGCCCTAAAGCCCAGCACATAGCCCGTCTTTCCGGGCTGTCAGCCCGCTTCTGGTCGTGGCATGGCCTTGTACCTGCTATCCAAGAGTGTGCCCAAACCGAATAGCAAACCACGCTCGCATATCGCAGACAACTGAAAAACAGAGATAAGAATGGAAGCGAATTTCACTTCCTTTCTGTTCTGTATTTTCGCCCTACCTGGTGAAGAAGGGCTGCTGGTACCCAGTAGAGGAATTGAACCCCTAAACACAACATGCCATATCGTGTTCGTAACCTTACACTAGGTATAGTTGTTTATAATCTGTATATGTATCGAGTTCCCTGTTCTATATTTCAGAGTGGCTTTTCTGAAATGGTGTCCCCCGTTTTTCTGGGGTATGGTTTTCGTGAGAGGTATGTTTGGAGGGGTGCTCTCAAGAGTGTGTGTAGTCTATACAGGGGCCAGCCGCCAGAGGAGCCGCCCTTTTTCCGCCACACCCTCACTGTTTGGTAGGGGGGTGGTAGGGGTACCCCCCTATATAGTAGGGCCGCACACACCCCCGCCCCGCGCAGGGCCACGCGCCCCCCCGGCCCCCACCCCCCAGGCCCAGGCCCGCGCCCGTGCTGGTGGTGGTGTTCCTGCTGTGCTGGTGTGTAATAGCCTGTCAAATCCCTGTCAAACAGGGCAGAAACCCTTATATATCAATGGGTTAGCTATGCCATAATAGCAGAGAAGCGCAGATACATATATATAATAGTGTATCTGCGCTTACTACTTAAACGCATCCGCGCCGCCCACACCCTGAATCTTTAGGGTAATGGTTGCGCCCTGATCTCCTGTATTGATTGGGCTATCGGTATACCCACCATTTTTGGATTGTTTTAATTGGAAAATAGCTGCTGTACCAGCTTTTGGATCGTGCTCAAGCATGGTAAGAAGCCGATGCTCCCGGAATTGCTGTAACCTTTTTAGTGGTGCGTCGAATCCCTTATATGTGTCCCCCGCTTCCTCCCCCCTCTTAAACCTTTCCAGCGTCGAGGGAGAAATCATCAGGAATTTACAAAGCATATAATCAGAAGGGATTTCATCGTTTTCCGAACAAAATCGAATGAAATCCCTAATATGTCTGTCCAATTTTTCGGGAGAATCAAACTTCCTTGCATTTGCCATTTTTGAATCTCCTTTCTGAAAAATGGTTTATATGTTTGATTGCATACAAATCTTAATCCTGCTTTTGTAAGTCAAGTATACCATACGTAATCAAATTTGTAAAGGGTTATACAGAAAGTTTTGTTGGTAATTTTAGAAATGGGGCCGAGATCAGCCCGTAATAATTTGGGTTGAAATGGCCCCTTGTATGCTCCTATATGCTCTCTGTGCCCTCTGGCGTGGGCTGTGCGGCGTCCTGGGCTCCGGATAGGTAACTATCCATCCGTGCCCTCACAGCGCCCAAGATAAACCCTTGCAAGCTCTCTCCGGCATCCGCTGCCGCTTGCCTGATCTCCCGGCCCTCATCCTTGCTAGGCCGTAGCATGATAGCATCCCTCCCAGCCTGGTACCGCTTTACAGCGTCCTTCTGGGCCTCTGTGCCCTTGTAGTTATCCGTAGCCATGGCATCGCCCTCCTGATCTATTATCTCTTATATTGTATCACGGCTCCCTCTGTGAGTTAACTCATAAAATTGCACAAAAACTATGAGTTAACCTTGTGCAGGTTTACGGCTTGACTTATGAGTTAACTCATAGTAAGATAGAGCCATCAAAGGAAAACACCCGAACAACAAAAGGAGATCATACCATGAAATACCACAAAATCGCAGGCGTTGAAAAAGCGGTTTGCACCGCTGAACAAAAAATAGCTTATAACCTGGCTTTCCGCGCACACATTGCTAATCAAGCTGAGTTTGATCGTGTGAACGCGATCAATCCCGGACAGGCAAAGAGTGATTGCTCCGAGATTACCAGAAAAAGCTTGATTAACTACAAGAAATCTTGTGATTACACAAATAAATATGATGAAGACGCTATTTTCTGCGCCTTAAATGATGGGCTTTACAATTACATGTGCAAACCATTCGTAGCTAGTAACTACGAACAAATAGGGGAAGCATTTCCCGCAAACTACTAAGGAGGAAAAACACCATGAAAAAGATCATCGCTTGCATCTGCATCGCACTCGCGGCCTTCGCCGCCGGACACTTCGCCACGATCTACACGCTGGAGATCGAGACAGACGGCGACGGCGACAGCGCCATTGTTACCAGCTTTGGGCAGGAGCACTTCTACGGCATCAACGGCTATGAGATCGGCTAACTCTCTTCCGGGCCTGGGCGGTGTCCCGTAAAACGCCGCACCCCATACCAATAAAATACAGGAGGTAAACACCATGAAATTTTTCGGGTCCTGCCACTGGGCGGTAGTTAGCACTAAACCGGGCGAGCTTTACGACGATGGGAAGCCTAGAACGTCCTGCACCGCCATCTTCTGCTACCACTACTTAGCAGAAGAGTTTATCGAGAAGGTAATCCCCGCCGAAACCCGCGACCGTTTCCAGATCGTCCGCATGGAAGAACTGGACAACAACGTTATTTTCTAAGGAGGCACTCACAATGACAAATCGAGAGATCGGCTCAGCAATTAAGAAAGAACTGAAAGCAGCCGGATACAACGCTAAAGACTTCAAGGTATCCGTCAAGGCCAGTGGCTACGATACCGCCGCTTATATCACCGTGAAAAACCCAGGCGTGAATCGCTGCAAAGTGGAGAACCTTCTCAATCACTGGGGCCAAATCGACCGCGACGAACGAACCGGCGAGGTTCTGGCTGGTTGCAACCTATATTTGTTCATTGAGTATGAACACGGCATTTTCGACCAGCTGGCCACTAAATACCTGGCGGAAGCCAAGGCAATCCTTGACGACACAGCAGACGTTGTTACAGTAGCTGGAAACCTAATCTACTACAACAGGGAATTACACGACACCGAGAACCACACTCACCGCATCGCCACTACACCCGAAAGCGTTGCTGAGTACCTGTACAAGTTTTACCACTTTGGAACGATCGAAGCATAAGCCGAAACGCCCCTTCCGGGCGTCTGCCGGAAATAGCCTACCGGCACTGATGAGGCAGGCTAAAGGGATTGCAAAGCAAAGCAATTCTTGGTAAGATAAAAAAACTAGGAGGAAACGAAAATGAAAAAGACCATTAACGGCAAGACCTACAACACCGAGAAAGCGAAAGAGTTGGCATCTTGGGGAAATGGCGGTAGACCCAGAGATTTTGACGCCTACTCTGAAACCCTTTACCAGATGAAGGACGGAAGCCTCTTCATCTATGGAGTTGGCGGCCCAGAAAGCAAATATGCCAAACCTGTCGCCGGTGTGTGGTCCGGTGGCAAGGACATCACCCCAGTCAGCAAAAGCGAAGCAATTCAGCTTATCAAAGAAAATGCAAACCGCAGCGAACAAGAAAGCATCATTGAAGGGCTTACGGTTTAATGCACCCCTAGACAAACAACGAAAGTTGTCGTATAATGCGCTTGTAATCCTTCGCAGGATTCAGCGCGACAATCCCCCTTCCCGGTTATCAGGACCGGGAGGGGGGATACCTTTTTGACAGAAATTTGACAGGCCGTAATAGGTTATTCTGAGTAAAAATAGGGCATTTTAGGGCACAGAAACAGTTCAAAAACGGCTCATAAATAGGCATAGAAAAACCCGTAAACCGTTGGCATTCAATGGCTTACGGGTTTTCAGTTGTTCGGATTCAGAATTTCACCTAATCAAGACACGACGACATATTAAAACCCCTTATTTATCAACGCTTTCCTCGCTTTCTACATCATCTTGACAGAGAAATTGATTCAGCCTCTCCGTTGCCGCTTTCTTCTGCCGTTTCCTGATGTGCGTGTACACGTTCAGTGTGGTTTGTATATCCGCATGCCCAAGAAGATCTTGCATATCCTTCATTCCAACGCCAGCTTCATATAAAATCGTGGCGTAATAATGCCGCAGCTGGTGAGATGTAACAGTCACTCTCCATTTGTCCAATCCGCGCAGTTTCTTTTTCCCCTCCGGCTGTTCTTTCTCTTCTGCCAACCCCGCAGAAATACACCACCGTTTCCATGCGCGGTGATACTCATTTGCTGTCATGTGGCCATTTTTCCCTTTAAATATCATCCCGCTTTTGTTGCGCGGCAGCCTTTGCTTCAGCGGTTCCAACAGGGATATCTCCCGTTCTCCTGCATCCGTTTTCGGCGTTTTCACGCGCGGGATACCATTGATAAATTCGACGGAATGTTTCACACTGATCAGATTTTTCTCCCAATCGAAATCTTCCCAGCGCAGAGCCAGCAGTTCAGCGCGGCGCATCCCAGTAAACGCCTGAAGCAGCGGAAACAGCCCGAATCCTTCACCGCCAAATGCCGCCCGCACCTTATCCATTTGTTCATCTTCCGGCGGCTCCCGTGTTCCTTTCGGCAGGTTCCCCGGCAGCTTTGCAGATCGCGCTGGGTTGTATTTAATCATACGCTTCAAAATAGCGTAATCAAAAATCCCGTTCATTACGTTCTTCCGCTTGGATACCGCGCTGAACCCCAACCCCTTCGCCGCTACACTCTTCAAAAAATCCATGATTTCATCAGCGTAAATGTCGCCAATGTTCCGCCCAGAAAACCAGTCCTTCGCTTCGCGCAGAGATGGCATATATCCGTGTTCTGTGTTCCAGCCGACCTTATCCACTTCTATCTTAAAATTGAGCCAATCGTCCGCCACCGTCTCAAACAGCACGGCCTTCTCTTTAGCCTCTTCCTCTGCCCGGCTCCACTCCGCCATCTTCCGCCGCACTTCCTTCTGCGTCTTCCCGTAGAAATACTTCGGCTTACTCATCCCCGGCAGCTTCACTTGCTCCTGCCAGCGTCCGTCTTTGCGTTTAATCATTGCATTTACCTCCCAGTTGTGATACACTAGAGGGGTATCCATACCAGATACAACCCCCAAAGAACCGTCCAGGCCTGCGTCAACTCCTGGACGGTTCTTCCCTTTTGTCGATTAGCTCCCAGTTTCTACCTTTTCTGTTGTTCCTGCGTGGTATCCTGTCCCTGGTGACTGTATCACAGCCTCCGCAGGAAGGACCGCGTATAATGGAAGCAGAAATGGAGGGAACCAATGAACCTTGATCTAGTCGCGCGGCATTTAGATGCCACCAACAACCCGCGAGAAGTGCGTTCACTTCTCGCTCTGGCTATCCCAAAACGCATCCATCATGGTAGCCATGCCGATCAAAAATTTTGCCTGGGCGGAAGTGATATCCTCTCCCCGCCGTATCCACCCCCGTTCTACAAGTAAGTCTTCCAGCCACTCCTTCGTGCTCTTTTCGGGCGCGGGGGAGTTTCTTTTGTACACGTCCGTTTCTTCGTCTATGAAGTCGTGGATGTCGATTCCAAAATGAGAACAGATTGCTTGTATGTACTTTATCCTCGGTGTTTTTTCTCCTTTCTCCCACGTGGAGACAGCTTTGTTCGATGCCCCAGCTATCTTTCCAAGTTCTTCTTGTGTTAGATCATATTCGCTTCGTAAGCGAATGATCTTCTCTGCTATTTTCATTGGTTTTTCACCTCACCCATACTATACCACTATTGATTCTACTTTTCAACAAAAAAATCTTCTTTTTCTTCATTTTGTACTTGACATTCTACTTTGGTGGAGTTATACTAGACACAGCAAAGGAGGTGAGCAACCTTGCAATTCACCGTAAAACAGGCCAGAAACCACGCGGGTCTGACCCAGGCGTATATGGCGAAAGTCCTTGGAGTTAATAGAGGAACCTACTCCAAGCTAGAGAAAGACTTGTCGCTTATCACTGTGGGCCAGCTCTGCAAAATCTCACAAGAAACCGGCATCCCCATCCACGATATTTTTGTACCTTGTGATTCCACTTTAGTGGATTCTACGGAACGAAAGGAGAACGACACATGAACGGACTGAAAATCTTCAGCAACCCCGACTTCGGTGAAGTCAGAACCCTGAGCATCGACGGAGAACCCTGGTTCGTCGGGAAGGACGTGGCAGACATCCTCGGTTACACCAATCCGCGTGATGCGCTGGCAAAGCATGTAGATGACGAAGACAAGAATACCGTCGCGATTTGCGACGGAACTCCGGGCAATCCGAATACGACCGTCATCAACGAAAGCGGTCTGTATAGCCTGGTCCTGTCGAGCAAGCTGCCCACGGCTAAGAAGTTCAAGCGCTGGGTGACTTCCGAGGTCCTGCCTGCCATCCGTAAGCACGGCGGCTACGTTGCAGGGCAGGAACACATGAGCGACGAAGAACTCATGGCAAAAGCCCTTCTCATGGCGCAGAAGACCATTGCGGACCGTGATGCACGAATCTCAGCCTTGCAGGTCGAGGTTGCCGTCGCACAGCCCAAGGCCGCCTACTTCGACGAGCTGGTTGACCGCAACCTGCTTACCGGCATCCGTGAGACGGCGAAGGAGCTGGGTATCAAGCAGAAAGTCTTTGTAGATTTCCTGCTGAACAAGAAGTACTTGCACCGGAGCAAGAGCGGCAAGCTGACCCCCACTGTTGGCAGAGGGGACGGCCTCTTCGAGATGAAGGAGTGCTTCAACGACAAAACGAGCTGGGCCGGCACTCAGGTCATGGTCACGCCCAAGGGCCGTGAGACGTTCCGTCTGCTGTGTCAAGGCATGTAAAAGGAAGACCGCCCAGGTTTCCCTAGACGGCCTCCTACGGTGGTTATTCGGTTGGCGGGTGACAGCGGCTACAAGGCGTGTAACCGTCCTCTACGGCCTCTGAGAGCGTTGTCTCTATCTTGCTTTGTCTCAGGTAGGAGCAATTCTCTCGATGGTACTTCTCCCCTGTCCTGGTCACGTAGACGATGATCTCATCACTGGCACTTGATGAGGTCTCGGTTTCGTCCAGGTCTCCGGCGGAACAAGTGTCCTTCGCGTTGGTGTCGTAGCTCGGTTCTGGTTCCGGTTCTGGTTCCTCTTTTGGTTCCGGTTCCGTCTCTGGTTCCTCTGTTTCCTGTTTGCCAAGAAGAGCGTTCTTCTCTTCCGTGAGTTCCTGTACCTGTGCTTTCAGGTTTGCAACAGCGGTTCCGTATCGCTCTAGTTCGGTTTGCTTTTCTTCGAGTTTAGCAAAGTAAACATCTTGGTTATTCTCTCCGACATACTCACCGGCAGCAAATCCAGCCCAAATTGCTATGACCATCACCGCGACGATCACAATGACATGCCACGCTTCCCAAACTCTCTTGGGTTTCTCTGGTGTTTCAACAGACTTGTTTTCGTCTTCCATACCTATCCACCCCCTTCCTGAACCCACTATATCAGATTCAGGGCCGACATGCAAGAAAGGAGGGCCAAAATGCCCAGAGAGTTACCCGGCTTCCGGGACCAGCTGGAAGACATTCTGTCCTTCAGCAACGGGAACCGCATCCTTACTAAAGAGGAAGTGCAGGTCTACACCGGTAAAAGTAGAAACTGGTGTGACAAGTATCTTGCCGTGACCAAGGCGGGCATCACCGCCCACGTGCTTGCCAGAAAGTTGGTGAGCTTATGAGCGATTCCGGGCACACTTCCCGAAAACCTGGGCGAAATCAGCGCTGGGACGTGAACGCGATCCGCTGGAACGCTGTTGCAGGTACCGACCGCAAGCACACCAAGGGCTGTGAGGGATGCCGGTATCACGACTACTACGGAGACTGCATTTACATTCTGGTGGAGGGCCACCGGCGCGGCGTCCCCATGAACCCAGGCGGCGGATGCAGCAAGAAGAGCGTGGGCAGAGCCAAGTCCGGCAAGTTCATCCTTACCGACACACAGAAGCAGATCGCTAAAGTCTCCAAGGCTTGGGACTTCGACACAGAAAAAGCCGCCCAGTTTTATGAACTCGGTGACAGTGATACAGCGATTGCCAACAAACTGAAGTGTCGCAAGCAATCTATCCTGGACTGGCGCAAGGCTACCGGACGCGTGTCCAACTACATTCGCCGCCGGGAGGGTAAGCTATGATTTACCGCATCCGGCACGTCCGTCTGAACGACGACGGACACGTCTGCTGGGAAGACAACCGGCGGACAGAGTACAAATCTGACCAGAAGACCTTACTGGGCCAGATCATCACACGAAAAATCAGAGGTGGCAAAACCCGGACCTACCGCGTGGAAGCTGCCAAGTTAGAACCAAAGGAGATGCTGAAATGAACGCAGTACAGGCTATCAAAGCCAAGCACGACCTGGACGCTCTGCTCAGAGCCATCGCCCCCCACATGGAGGAAAACGTCAAAGCCCGTCGTGCCAAGGAAGCCAAGCAGCACAAGCTCAACGCCGTCATGGCCAAGGCAGGAATTCCCCTGCGGGTGCTGTGATGACCCACGACCACCCCGTGTATCGGCGTTGCATCCGGTGTTCCAAGCACTGGAATGTGAGCGCCATCGAGCCAGGCCCGGACGTGTATGTCTGTCCGGTCTGTGCCAATTTCTTCGAGAGGATGTTGAAAAAGTGAAGAAAACCGTAGAGATCACCCGCGAGATCATCCATGACTTCATCATGGACGAACCCAGCGACTTCGTGGATTTCTGCCAGAAGCTTTATGAGGCAGAGGTCATGGCCTATCTGGACTACCGTCAGCAGGACTTTGACGAGTGGATCGATAGCCGCATCAGAGGGGAGGGTTAAGCATGGGGATTCCCGTTCTGGTGTACGGCAAGTCTGGTTCTGGCAAGAGCCGCTCTCTCAAAAACTTCTCCCCCGATGAACTTGTTTTGATTAACCCCATCGGCAAACCGCTCCCCTTCCGCGGCAAGTTCAAGTGGACGCTCATCTCGGACAGCTACGCCGATATCAAGAACTGGCTGGCGAACATGCCGGTCGATACCGCCGTCATTGACGATGCCGGTTACCTTCTTACCAACCACTTCATGCGCGGACACAGTGGCCCCAAGAGCGGTGGGAACACGTTCGACCTGTTCAACGCTATCGCGGACGAGTTCTGGCAGCTCATGTCGTTCATTCAGTACAGTTTGCCTGCCAACAAGATCGTGTACATTATCATGCACGAACAGGCAGACGACTATGGAAACACCAAGCTCCGTACCATCGGCAAGCTCCTGGACGAGAAAGTCTGCATCGAGGGCATGGTTACTATCTGCCTGCACTGTCTTGCCGACAAAGACCATCACTATTTCCGCACCAACTCAGACGGCGGAGACATCTGCAAAAGCCCGGAAGATTTGTTCCCGTTGGAGATCGAGAACGACCTAAAGGCGGTGGACACGGCTATCCGCGAGTATTGGGGCATCACCCCGGAACCCGCCCAGGAGGCCCCAAATGGGCAGACCTGACAGTGGCGTTGCGCGGTATGTGTTTGCCAGCGCCACCGTGAGAGTTGGGTTCCCGGTAGACTTCCGGGGGAATGTATCCCTCAGCTGCTATCAATGCCCATTTTATCAGCGCAACTATCGTTCTTGCGGTCTGAACAAGAAGATCGTTGCCTATCCAGAACACTATGTAGGGGACGAGTGCCCCTTAGAAATCGAAAAGGAGACTAACGAACATGAGAAAGTTTGATTGGAACAACATCACCGCAAAGGACCCCGACGAGTTCAGCCTTCCCGAACCTGGCGGCTATATTGCCCAGATTACCGCTGTGGAGGACCGCGAAGACAAGGAATACATTCTCGTCGAGTGGGAGTTTGCTTCCGGTCAGTATAAGGGAGACAACGGTAAGACCTACTCTCGCGCTGGTTTCTGGCCTGCTCCTTACTACGCCAGCTACAAGGCGGACAATATCGGCTACTTCAAGCACTTCAAGGATGCTGTGGAAGCCTCGAACCGTGGATATACATTCACTGAGGATAACATCCAGAGCCTGCGCGGGAAGTTCTTTGGCGTTGTCGTGACCCAGGAGGAATATCAGAACAGCAAGGGTGAGATCAAGAACAGCCTCAAAGCAAAAAACTGTGTCTCCATCCAGGACATCCAGACCGGCAACTTCAAGGTGCCCAAGAAGAAGCTCTTCAGTGGTTCTGCCCCTGCTTCTGCCCCTTCCTACGCTTCCCCCGCTCCCGCCGCTGACCCCTTCACCAGTGCCAACCCCTTCCAGGACATGACGCAGGACAAGGAACCGTTGCCCTTCTAAGGGGGTGCCCACATGATCTGTCGTGCAGAGAAGACCGGCAACTATACGGTCATGTGCAACCATCATCTTCGGAACAAGAACCTTTCGCTCAAAGCGAAAGGCCTCTTGTCCCAGGTGTTGTCACTCCCAGACGGGTGGAATTTCACCTTTGAGGGGCTGTGTTCCCTGAACAAAGAAGGAAAGGAAGCTATGCAATCCGCAATCAAGGAACTCCGAGAAAACGGATACTTGACGAAAGATAGAATCAGGAACGAAAAAGGTCAGATAACGGACGTCGAGTACGTCTTTCACGAATTCCCGGTTGACGGAGAAACCGTATGCCGGAAAACCCGTCAGACGGATAACCCGCCACTATTAAATACTGATAGTATATTAAATACTGATTCTATTAAATACTCCCCCCTCTCTAAAGAGAGACCCCCAGAGGGGGACCCAACTCCCAAGCGAGAGCGAAAGAGATTTACTCCTCCCAAGCTGGAAGAGGTCGAAGCTTACTGTCGGGAAAGAAACAACTCTGTCGATGCTTCCCGATTCCTGGACTACTACGAAGCAGTAGGCTGGAAGGTGGGCAAACAACCCATGAAGGACTGGAAAGCCGCAGTCAGAACGTGGGAACGTAGGGACGCAAGCAATGCCTCTTCCCAAGCAAAAAAAGAGGATACTTACCGCGCCCCGGTCTGTGTCGGGTTCGATGAGGAAGGGAGGGGCATTTACAAGTGATGAACTCAGCCTATTCCTTGGAGGCTGAAAACTCTGTGCTGGGTTCCATTCTCCTGGACGCTTCGGTTTTTTCGGGCGTTCGGGAGGTCCTCACAGCAGAGGATTTCAGCAACACCGTAAATCAGGCCATTTACAAGGCCGCTGGGGGCCTTTTCAACGCAGGTAAGGTAGTTGACCCGGTAAGCATCAAAAGGGCCGCAGAAGCGATTCTAGGCGGGTCTGAGGACGTGAATCTGAATGACTACATGCTTCAGCTCCTAGAAATCACACCGACAGCCGCCAATGTGAGCGAATACGTCAAGTTGGCGCGAGATGCTTCTATGCGCCGTCAGCTCATCGAGATTGCTCGGAAGATCGAGACGTATGTAGAAAGCTACTCTCCACCCAGAGAGGTGATAGCTTCCGCCCAGAAAGCCTTGCAAGGCATTGAAAGCAACGAGCGAAACCAGGAAACCATCAGTTTCTCCGATGCCCTGGCTGATTTTTTGGTCCTTCAGGACGAGATTCAGACCGGTGTATGTTTATTCATAAAAACTGAATATAAATACATTGACAGAGTGTTGGGCGGTGGCTTGCTCAACAGCGGCTTCTACTTGCTTGCAGGCCGTCCGGGTATGGGTAAGACCACGCTGGGCTTGAACATCGTCCGTAAGGTAGCAAAGAAGGGATTGCCGGTGCTGTTTGTTTCCCTGGAAATGTCAAAGGAGCAAATCACGCAGAAGCTCCTAGCCCTGGAAACCGGCCTCTCCACGCAGGAGTTGGTCGGAAAGATGGACGCCCAGGCCGTGGACAGGGTGACAGAGGCGGCTACACAGATACACGGCCTGCCGCTGACGCTGAACCGCAAGCCGGGTGCCACGGTGTCTGACATAGCGAATATGGCCCGCGCCGTGAAAGATCTAGCCATGATTTGCGTGGATTACGTCGGTCTCATCGAGCCGGACAACAAGCAAGTCAAGCGCTATGAAGGGGTGTCCCAAGTCTCCCGTGACTTGAAGCGGTTGGCCTTGCGCCTGAATATCCCGATTCTCGGTCTAGCCCAGCTCAACCGGGAAGTTACCGGGCGGACGGACAAGCGCCCCGTGATCTCTGACCTTCGAGATTCCGGCGGTCTGGAGCAGGATGCGGACGGCATTATTCTGCTGCATCGCCCAGACTACTACGACCCAGAATACAAGCACGACCCTGTGACCCCCGTTATCTTGGAGGCCACGATTGCCAAAAACCGACACGGCCCAACCGGTAAGGTAACACTGGACTACTACCTGACCAATGGTCGGATTCTTTAGGAGGTACCATGCTATTTGTCATTCCCCTGCCCCCCGTGACCAAAAAGAACTCCCAGCGCATTATCAAAGTCAACGGGCGGCCTATCATTATCCCGTCGGCTAAGTATGTGGCCTACGAACGAGAAACCATCAAGTGCTTGCAAGCCTATTTCGGTGGCAAAGAGCCGCCCAAGATCGACTACCCTTGTAACGTAGAATGCAAATTCTACATGCCCACCCGCCGCCGGGTAGACCTGAACAACCTTCTCGAAGCTGCAACGGACGTGCTGGTTCGCGCCGGTATCCTGGACGATGATAACAGCCAGATCGTGGCATCCCACGATGGAAGTCGGGTATTCTACGACAAGGAGAACCCCAGAACGGCGATAACCATCGAGCATTTTCGTGAACCCACGAAAAAGGAGGAAAACAAATGAATGAATTGAACCAATACGGTATTCTGTCCGGGAACGAAATCCGACAGCGCATGTGCAAAGGGGACATCATTATCCACCCCTACAACGACCAGCAGCTCGGCCCCAACAGCTACAATTTGCGTTTGATGGATCGGATGCTGGTTTACACAGAGGCAGTGTTGGACCCCAAACGGGACAACCGCACACGGGAGATCGTTATCCCGCCAGAGGGATACGTCTTAAAACCTGGGCGCGTGTACATCGCGTCCACGGAGGAGTGGACCGAAACCAAGAACCTAGTCCCCATGCTGGTAGGCCGCTCTTCTGTGGGCCGTCTTGGACTGGCTGTACACGTTACAGCGGGTTTTGGGGATATCGGGTTCCGGGGGCGTTGGACGCTGGAGCTGGCCGCAACCGAGCCGGTGCGTATCTACCCAGGCATGGAAATTTGCCAAATCTACTACCAAACCGTGGCCGGTGAAATCCTGGATGGATACACTGGGAAATACGTCGGGCAGGAAGCGGCGACACCTAGTAGGTTGTATCAGGAAATGGGGGATAACAATGACTGACTACATCGACCGAGAAGCGCTGAAAGAGTATCTTTACGGCGGAAAATTCCAGGAGGGTTGTACCGGTTGTGATGAACCAGGTGAGGGGTGCATTGAGTGCATCGTGGACGAAATCGACAGTTTTTCTGCCGCCGATGTGGCCCAGGTGCGGCGGGGGAAATGGCTGAATTTTTACAACGATTATCGGACGGCGGAATGTAGCGTTTGCGCGGAACTGTACGAAGTGACGTTCGGTGAAGAAAGTAATAGCTCGTTGTTTGATTGTTTTAAGCAGTTCTACAAATACTGCCCGAACTGCGGTGCGGACATGCGGGAGGTGCCCAATGACGATTGACGAGGCGAGAGTATGGCTCCAGCGTCACGCCGACAACACGCCCATGCCTGGAGCGAGAGAGGCGTACAAGACGATTCTGGAGGCGCTGGAAAAGATGAGGTGGATTCCTGGGTCTGTGAAGCCCACAAAGGAAGGTGAGAAGGCGATTTGCCTCACCGACTATGGCAATGTGGTTCTCGGTGAAGTTATATCATACCAGGGAGAGCTTATTTGGGAGGAGTTCACTGTGTTCGGTGGAACCTTTACCCCTAAATATTGGCTCAGAATCCCAGAGCTACCGAAAGAAGGAGGGCGAACAGCATGAAGCGGCTGGAAGAAGCGCTTGAAAGAGAGGGGGATAACTGATGGAATGGATGCTAGCACACCCCTGGATGGTGTTTTGGCTGGTGGCCCTAGCTATCATCTGCACGGCGGAAACTGTGCAGGTGGTGGCGAAAGAACGGGGGCTTAAATCCCTGCATAGGACAATGCAGGCAATCGCAGAAGTCGAGAAAATGAAAATGGAGGGGAAATAATGGAGTTCGAGATTAAACCCTGCCCTAAGTGCGGGAATCAAAAGGTTTCTGTGAGGGGCATTTTCATGGAAAGCGACGGGAAAGGGTGTGCTCATGTTAAGTGCAAACAGTGTGGCTTTACTGGACCGTTCGCAGAAACCGCAGAGGAAGCAGTGAAGGTTTGGAATGTTTTGATCGTTGAGGTATTTGAAAGAATGAATCCTCATCACGAAAAGGAAGGAGACGCAATGAAGAAGCATGAACCCTGCCCCGTTTGTGGCAAAGCAAACATGGAGGTCAAACAAATGACCCTCTCCAAAGAAGAAATCATTCGTGGAGAGCGAAAGTTCCGCGCCGTGTGTCGGAAGTGCGGTTGGGCTGGCCCTGAACGCAGCAACCCGAACGATGCGTTGTGGTATTGGGACAAAATAATCAAGCAAATTCACGGAGAAAACGAGCCAAAGGAAAAACCGGCTAGAATACCGGAAAATGTGGCTTTGATCGAGCGTGTCATTGGAGGGCTGGATTGCTGTTTGATGGATAAGCCTTGCGAGGATTGTCCTTACAACGATGGGAACAGAGGAAGTACGGAGTGTATCAGCCACCTGCTTAAGCTGGCAACTAAGCTACTCTCTGACTACCGTGACGCAACCGTTCTGATGAACGCAGAGAAGAAGGACGCCACAAGAAAAAGCATCCTGGACGCCGCCGCAACATGCGTCTGCAAAGAGAGAAACGACCAGTACGGGGAACCAGAAAATTGCTTCCAGGATATCGCCAACCTCTGGGCAGCCTACAAAGGCGTCGATTTCGACCCCTTTGACGTGGCTATGATGATGTCCCTGTTAAAGGTGGCGCGAGCCAAAGCGAACCCTCAGCACACAGATAACTACATCGACCTCTGCGGCTATGGAAGCATCGCCGGGGAGTTAGCGAACAAGGAGGAAAACGAATGAAAATCTTTATCTCTCAGCCCATGCGGGACAAAACCGATGCTGAAATCCTGGCAGAACGGGAGCGAGCTATCAAGGCTGCTAAGGCCAAGTGGGGTGACGATGTGGAGGCCTTGGAGAGTTTTTTCCAGGGCGCTCCCGCCGAAGCAAAGCCGCTGTGGTTCTTGGGTGAGAGCCTGAAGGTCATGGCGGACGCGGATGCTGTTATCGTGTGCAAGGGGTGGAGCGATGCCAGAGGGTGCAAGGTGGAGATCGCCGCCGCAGATGCATACAAGTTGCCGATTCTCTTTCTGATCGGCGATAAATTGCGTGGATACAACGAGTAACATGTGCAAAAAATACACAGGTTGGAAAGGAGAACCAATGATCGAGTTTGAACACACAGAGGTAGTGGGCTGGGAAGCCGCTATCCGGGGGATGCGAAACCCCATGAACTCCTGGGAACGATCGGACAGCCAACTGTGCAAGAGCGTGGACGGATTCGAGGATTGCCGTGTGGGAGTTCATGGAAGTTGTCCACGCGGGGACGAGGGCTACTTCAAAGAAGACATTTTCTGCGTCGGAAAGAACGACTTCGAGCTGATGCAGCGCCTTGCCAGGGCCGGAACTGACCACCGCAAATTTATGCGGATGATCGTGGTGTACGTGGATGTAACAGCACCGTTGTACTGGTGGAAGGAAATGGAAACGTACAAGGTTGGGACGGTATCCAATTCCTGCTCTACGATGCACAGTATCCACAAGAAAGCGTTTTCTGTGGACGATTTCAGCTCTGAAAACCTTTTGGTTTATAGTAACAACTTCCCCGTCTTTGTTAATCTTCCTATGAACTCACTTTTTGCAACAATCGACACGCTGAATGTCTGCCGGAAGATGTACCTTGAAACAGGTGATAAAATCTGGTGGTGGCAGATGATTCAGCTTCTTCCAGACAGTTATAATCAGCGCCGCACTCTGATGTTCAACTATGAAGTTCTCGCAAACATCTACCGCGCCCGGAAAAATCACAAGTTAGATGAATGGAGGGAGTTTTGCCGCTGGATCGAATCTCTCCCCTACTCCGAACTCATCACGGGAGAGGAGAAGTCGAATGACTGACGAACGAGTGAGGCGGGAAAGACGCCGTGTTAAGCGTCTGGCTGCTGGACTGTGTGCAAAATGCGGAAAGTTCCCGCATAGACAAGGTGTCCAAACCTGTGTTTCTTGTTTTGAGAAGCAAAAGGAGTTGGACAGAAAAAAATACCTGAGAAAGGCAGTGGAAAAGAAACTGGAAAGGAGAGAATCGGAAAGGCCGAACACCATCTGTATCGACTGCAAGCACGCCGTTCCCACAGCGGACGGCAAATACGGCTGCGAATGGTCACGCTCGTTCCAGCCGGTCACTGGTTGGGTGGCTGTGCGGCGTGATTTGAAAGTACAGGGAGGAGCTGGGAAAGTCCATCTCTCCCTGTCGTACAAAGTGGAAAGCTGTCCCAAGTTCATCGAAGGATAAAAGGAAGGGCCGCCCGGTGTGGGTGGCCCTTCTTGTTATTTGCCTGCGGCGATATTTTCAATCGCTTTCTGCTTGGCATGTGCCCAGTCTTTCTTCCACGGAGTTCCTCTTTGGCTGTTAATGTAGTCATAGTAAGCCGCTCTTTCGGCTTCCGTTGCATCGACAGCCATAAGTGCCCGGTAAATTTTAACGTAACTGTCTTTGCCGTTCGTCTCTACGGAAGAAGCAAAACTGGCTTGTTTCTCGGTAGATACCGCGTTATTCAAGGCAGTTTGTGCTTTTTCTTCTTTGGCTGTCTGTGCCCCTTGCGTTTTTGAAAAGTCAGACCAAGATGTTGTTACATTCTTGTCTTTGTAGGCGTTATACAGCTTCTCTTGCTCTACCGGGTCGCTGGTCTTGCCAACGATTCCCTTATAAAGCTCAGAGTTGCTGACATCACCGTTGCCGTTGGTATCAAATTCTTTCTTAGCGTTCAGAAGGGCTTGAATTTCTTGCGGGTTATCGTAACCAGCATTTTTGACTTTCTGATAGGAATCCGCTTTTACAGGATTCATCTTGAAGAACTTGATGGAATCGCTCAGATATTCTTTCTGGGAATCGTTCAAATCAGAACGCCCATTGATGTAGTCCTCTAGCATACCTTGTTTAACAACTTCATCGTCCGTACTGTCATCGTTTTCCAACGTACGCTTGTAGGCGTACACAGAAGCGAAGGTAGACGGGTCAAGGCCGACTTTCTCCTTACCGGCCTGTGCCGACTGAATCCACTTGGCTTCCTTCTCGGCGGGTTCCCCTGCTGCGATCTTTCCGATGCCATTGGCGTAGTCATACACTGTTTCAATGTACCGTGCCTTGTCGTCGTCGGACATGTTCTTGTAAGTATCTGTCTGCATAAACTGGGTGAGAATACGGTATGCCTCTTGCCCCTGTGTTTTCTGTCGTGCAGACCACTGGTCAGCCGTCATTTTCCCGCCCATGAAGTCAGCAGACTGTTTTACAGAACTGGGGAACACGTCAGTATACCCAGCGTCATAAAGCCGTTGCAATTCGTCCTCCATAGCGGAAGAGTTCCAGGTAGAGGAATAGCCAGGGGACAAGAAATTGTTAAAGAAACGTTGTAACGGAGTACCTGTTTCTTCCGTTCTGCCCCAAGCATCCAGGTAGTCGATCTGGTTATATTCCAGACCGGGAACCTTGTTCAGTGTCTTGCCAATCAATTTTTGCAAGGACTTGGGCAAGGGACTGTTGGGGTCATAGAAGGTGCTCTGTCTGGTGCTCTCCCCTGTCCGTTCGATCTGGCCGCCAAGAGTGGGAAGGAACTGGGTCAGGTAGTTTGTCAGGACGTTTGACACGATAGCGCCAAGGCCATTGTCGCTGAATTTGATGTTATCAATGGTGTCGTTCAGGGATTGCAGCATAGACATTTCCAGCATTGGGTCTGCGACGTTTTTCAGAACATCGAGGAACTGGAAGAAGTTCAGCCCCTCTCGCTGGTCATAAGCGTTTTTTAACTCCACGCCAACGAAGAACGGAAGAGCTTCTGGGGCCAGCCAGTCCAGGGTATAACTCTTGTCTCCGATCTGCAAGGCGTAGCTCTGAGCACCGCGTAGGTCGTTGAAATCGTCCTGTTTGTCGTCGCCGGTACTGCCAGCAGAGACCAAGCCCTTCGCAAACATGAGGCCGCCCAAGGCCACCAAACCAGTACCGGTCAGGCCAGCGGCAATGTTGTCAATGGCCTCCGCCGCCGTTTTGTTTCCGTTTCGCACCTGGGCCAAGTCGTAGGTCAAGCCCTTGGCAAGGCCGATGGGAGAATACTCCACACCTCGAACAAGGATGTTCGCGGGGGTTTTTTTGAAGGGAAAAAGACCCTCGACCAAGTAGCTTGCAGCACGGCCTACGGCGTTGTCGCTGTGCTTCAGGCGGTTCGCCCGTGTAACAAACTCGCTGAAAGCGTTTAAGTCACGGTAGGTAGCTTTCTGAGCTTCCAGAATGGCGTACTCCTGGGCTTTATTTTTTACCTCCTGAGAGATCGTGTCGTTCATGTAGTCCACGGCGCTGATTTTGTTGGCCTTCAAATACATAGCAAGCGCTTCTGCGTAAGCAGGGCGGGAAAATGCCATATCTTCCTTATCCAGAAGCCAGGAGTTTGCGTCGGAGCCTTTTTGGAACAGTTTTCCAAGCGGCGAAGTAAACACCTGCTGGCTGTCGCGGATGATAGACTGTGCTTCGTCGTACTTGCCGCCGTTCTTAATAAGCTCTTCAACATTGTTAAAGTCGTGCCAACCAGCTTGGAACAAAGCACGATCTTCCTTGCTTGCCACGTTCAGAACAGATTTCGTCCTATCCTGCACATTGAAAGTACCTTCCATTGTGGCAGCTATGGTATTCTTCATCATACGAATAGGCATAAAACCAAGGTTGCCAAGTACGTTTCTGCCATGCGTGCGAAGGTTTGCAAGCATCATGGTATATCGAACCGTATCGAACTTATCCTGCCAGGTCGCGGGCATTTTTCTGCCGATATCCTGGTAAATTTCTTTCCGAATGGCATCCCGTTCTTCCTGGGTTTCTGCGTTCAAAAAGCGCTGGACCAGTTCAGGGTCAAGCTCAATATCCTCGAATTTTGGAAGCCCGGTTTCCTTGTCCACCTTAGACCGTCTCCGTGCCTTTTCGTTCAGGTTTTCAACAGTCTTCGTGATGGAGTAGAGCTGCCCTTCCGGGGACATTTTGTTGATGAGATTGAAACCCTGCAAAGCCTGTGCGGTATCCTTTGCGTAGTCGATCATTGTGTTGGCAATGTCAAGCGCTGCGATGGCGTCTCCTGCGTTCACTGCGTTGTTGTACAGGGTGATACCCATAGCGGTATTGAACTTGCTGGAAGCGCCATTCTGTATGGCCCCCATCCAGTCTTCCTTCGCCCTCTGGAAGCCTACATTTTCAATCTTCTGCCGAACCTGTGCGGTGGCTTTTGCGTCGCTGTAAACCATTCTAGAAAACTCACCTCTGGCAAGAGCATCCTCCATCTTGGTTACAAAATCATTGGGCGTGATATTGGCGTTCATCAGTGTGGAAGCGGTCTTACTGGTCAGGCGACCATAGGGGTTCATGGTAGGAATTTCTTCCCTTGCTCTTCCTTGCTCTGCTTCCGTCTGCTGATAGGCGCTTTCATTGATTCTATGGAACTGGTAGCCAGGCGTGTTTTCCACCCAGGAAGCAAAGTCGCCAGCAAAATTTTTGGAAGCTGCGCCCATTCCTTCCGGAAGGCTGTTTTCCTCGTTGACAGCTCCCTGCTCCTGTGCTACACTATCCATAGAAGACGGCGTAGCTGTGTCACTGGGGTTGCCTGAAAGGGTCCTGGCATTGATTGGCACAGTTGCGCCGTCTTCGTCTGTCAACAGGACTTCATGCAGGTAGTAGCGGCCATAGTTAGGGCTTTCGTTGCCGTATTTGCGGACGATCACACCCATGTCATAGGTCCGCTCTCCAATCTGGATTTTTCCGCCGAAGGTCACGCTGTCCCAGCCTCGACCCTTCCAGTTGGCTTGCTCGTCGATGACAACGCCGTTCTCGATCACGGCAGGGACCGCTGAGAAAGCAATCGCCTTATTCCGGCTCATGCCGTGCATAATAGAATCCTTTGCCCCGCGCTTGGTCAAGGCAATATCGCCGAACCCAAGGCGGGTCACTTTGTTTCCGAGGGAAGCAAAGAACTCTGCCACCTGGTCTCCGGTTCGTTTCAAACCAGGAGCGAACTCCGTTCCGTCCATGCGGGCAATGATACCGCCCTCATCAATGGTAGCCTTGTTTGCCCGAAGGGTGTCCAGCAGGCGACCCGTCAGTTGTCCCTTTTCGCCCGGTTGCGTTTGAGCTTGAGATTGAGGTTCAAATTGAGCCTGAGATTGAGCAAGTGTTTGTCCTTGTTCCCACTCTTGATAAAGCTGTTCTTCCGTGATTTCTCCAAGTTCCAAAGCAAGGCGGTTTTGTTCTTTGTAGGCTTCAAAGCTGCCGCGTTTCACGGCCCCAGGAATGGCTTCCTTTGCCGTGATATAGGCTTCGTTGGGCGGAACTTTGCTGTCTACCTTGTTGGCTGAGTATCCAGCTTCGTTTGGAATATAGCCCTTGGACAGCATCTCGTCAAGCACCAGCTCGACTTTCTTCGCAGTGGCATAGTTCTCTTGGCCTTGGTCGTTGATAATGGCGATCAGGGCCTTTTCCAGGTCTGCGCGAGAGATGCCCATGCGTTCCGCCTGCATCATGGCTTCGGATTTCGTAACAACGGTGCCTCTGCCCTTCTCGTTGAACTGTCCAGCTTTCGAGTATTCCACGTCCTGCAACAGAGCTTCTGCCGCCTGCGCATAATACTGGTGCATCTGAGGGTAGTCCCACTGAAATGCTTTCACACTGGGCTTGGAAACGTCTCCGGCAGTTCTCTGGTCAATGTGCGCCGCCTCTTCTCCGAAGTTTCTGGAAAGCTGACCGGCGTCTTCGCGTTCTGCCTGCGCTTCCTGTGCCTGAATCTGACGTTCTGCCTGCAATAGGGTTTCTTGTTCTCGGAGTAAGTCGGGGACTTCTTCCTCTGTCGCGTTTGCGGCGCGTTCTTGCCAAGCCGCTTCTCTTTGTGCAAGAGCTTGTCTTGCTTGCACAAGGCGTTCTCTTGCACTCTGCATCTGTTCTCTGGTGTCCTGGTTGGCCTGCGCTTGTTCCTGGATTCGTTGCCGGTAAGCTTGTTGTGCGGCTTCTAATCGCTCTTTTGCGCTCCGTGTAGGTTCCTGCACGGGTTCCGCCTCTTGCATTCTTGTTTGCAGGTCGGGGTGGAACGGAACGCTCAAACGCGCTTCCAGTTCTTCACGTTCGTTTGAGATTCTTGCTCTTTCCGCAGTGATCTCATTTTGCTCATTGATAGCTTCTTGCATTTCTGCGTCTGTTTTCGCAGAAAATGCGCGTTTGTTTGCGCTTTTGAAACGTTCGTTCAATTCCTGCTCTTGTTCGTTGAGTTCCAAAAGCCGTTTGCGCTGCCACCTTTTCTCTGCAACTTGTTCTTTTACGGTTGGTTTCTGTTCCTGCGCCTGAGAAGCGCGAATCAGCGGGTTTGCAGATTCCTGCGTAGGCTGTTCCTGAATGGGTCTGGGCGCCTCTTCGACCGTTGGGGTGGGTGTGGTGTCCTCGGTGGGGGAAGGGCTGTTGTAGGGCGTTCTTCCTGCACCAATGGCGCTGCCGATCACATGGCCGCCTGCACCAAACGCGGCACCGGAAATCGCACCAATTTTGGCGTTTTCAGCCAAGTCAGAAAGACTGAACTTCGCCTTTGGGTCTCTGGCTGCTTTGTCTGCCAACCAATTCATGGTGTAGGAAGCGGATTCCTCTGTTGCTTCGATACCTGCCTGCTTTGCCACCGCTTTGATAAAGTTGGTGCCGCCGCCCCCCTTGACCAACTTGAGCAAGCTGTCCATGGGGATTTTCTCGGTAAACGCTTCGATACCACCGGAGACAAGACCACGGGCAAGTGCTTCCTGTGCGGATACCCTGTTGTCCTGTTGCAGTTCACCGGCCTTTTGACCGGCAGCCAGAGCACCGATACCGCCCAAAGAAATTGCTTGGCCTGCGCCTGGAATGAGGTTAGCGGCCAGGAAGGGAGCCATTTGCAGCATGGAGATACCAGCCTTGGTCAGCAACTTTCCGCCCCCGGTCTTGGCGTTGTTCACCAGGTCTTCAGTTGCCTCAGAACTGGCGCGAAGGGCCTGCATACCGGGTGTGTCTGTGCCGATGTTCTCTTTTGCTTTGGCATCGTTGGCCTCGCCCCGCATCTTGGCTGCCTTTGCGTTCAGGCGGATTTTCTCCCGTTCGTCCTGTTCCTTGTTGGCTTCGTGCTGAAGGTATTCAGCGGTGTATTTCTTGGACTGGTATTCCGGGTCATAGCGGTTCTTAATGGCGTTCTGGGTGGATTTTCGCGCTGTTTCCAGCAGGGTCAGAAAGCCGCCTTTCAAGCCCTGCCCGACTGCTGTTCCCACTTTCTTGCCTTGCTCATTTTCCCATTCATTAAGCGTGTAGATCGGGCGTCCGTAGGCGTCCGTGTTTGGGTTTGTTGCGGGTCTGTCTGTGGCGAATCTGTGATACTCTTCAGAACGTTTATAATCATAGCTACTTGGTTCCAAGCGCACTTGTTGGCCCATCTGGGCGGCTTGCTTCATCAGCTCTTCGTCTCCGGTTTTCTGTCCGAATTCATAGAGTGATTTGGCGACGCGCAGATTTTTGCGTCCACTGTCGGACATACCCGCATATTCATCTTGCCTTATTTCGGGCGTGGTGAAGTCAGAGCCGCTTTCACCGCCGGAATAACCCTCTGCCATGCGGATACGTTCCGCCTGCGCGTGGGCTTCCGCCTGCATCTGTTTGCCTTTCTGGGTGTATCCTTGGTCGATCAGACGCTGTCCTTTGTCCCATTCGTCTTTCCAGACTTGCACGTCGTTTTGGTCTTCCTCAGAAAGGTTCTTTGTGTCAGCACCAGAAAGCAGAGTTTTAGAACCTCCGGTATAGCGGTTCTCTTCAAAGGCTTTTTTGTAGTTCTTCTCTGCTTTCCGGGCGCTGGAAAGCGTCTCAGAAAACAAACGCTTTTCTGCGTCTTCTCTGGAATAGTTGTCAGCCTGGCCGGTCTGTGCCTTTCGTGCGCGACGGCGAAGCGCTCCCATGGGGGAGTTGTTGCGGTCATTCTCGGCTTCCAGTTCCCTCTTGGCCTGGTCTGTTGCCATGATAGCAGGCCGTTTGTGGCTGTCACTGAGTGTAGCGGACATGATTCGCGCATCCCGGTTCATGGGTTTGGGCTGGTTCCCGGATTTCCCGGATTTGCTCCCCTTATTCCCGGATTTACCACCATTGCGATTCCAAGAGGATTGCACGGTTTTTGTCTTGTTCTTCCCCTTCCCGGAATACATCTGCGTATAGGTAGGAGTTTCTTTCCGCAAATGGTCCATTGGGGAAGAAAGAACGGTGTTCTTGTCTGTCTTTTTGTCCCTCCGGGCCATCATGCCGAAATTTTTGTTTTCCAAAGACGCAGTGCGAGAAGGGTCCGACTTAATGTGATAGGCGGGACCTAACTTTTGCCCGTCCCTTGTTCTGTCTTTTCTCTTCGCCATGGATAAGCCCCCTTCTTAGTGATACTGCATGTAAAGTGCCGCGTTGGGATTCAAAGCCAACCAGCCGCGGCGCATGTTGTTGACCTGGTCAGAGCTGAAGCCAAGCTTCAAATACCCGGAGAAGTCGCCGTACTTCGCCATGTCCTGCGCTTTCTGCAAGGTCATTTCCTGATTGTACTGGTGGGTGTCCTTGTTGAAGCCTGCAATGTCCACGTTCAGGTTGGCCTGGTCTTTTGCCACGCTCACCAGGCTCTCAGCGGCTTTCTGGTACTCCTGAAGCAGGGCGGCAGCACGTTCATACTCATTGTTTGCAATGGCCTCTGCAATGCTGTTCTGATACTCCACGTACAGGCTGGAAAGCTGCTGCTGGACTTTGGTCAGAGCGTTGGCTTCGTTCGTGCGAAGGGTGCTCATGTTGCTCTGAAGCTGGTTGCCCATGGCAAGTGCCGCCTGGGAGCCGTTTCCTGCGTTCATGCCGGTGTAGGCGGCGCTCTCGTTGAAGTTCTGCTGCTGTTTCAGTGCCTCTGCCGCGATTTGGTTCGCCTGCGCCTGGTAGGTGCCGGGAATCTCTTTCATCGCGTTTTCCAGCTCCATGCGGCTTTTATCGTAGGAGGATTGCAGAGCGGCAAGTGCTTTGTCTTTCTGTGCTTCGTAGAGATTGTTTACATAGTCCACCTGTGGCTGATAAGTGGGTAGGCCGATCTTGTTTAGTGTGTCCTCTTCCTGCTTCAAGGGAAGATACTGGGAGCCGTCGTTGCCGCCGGAGTAGCCATACGGCTTTCTCAGTTCCTCTGCCCTTGTATGCGTCTCGTCCATCTTCTGCTTGTCGCCGATCGCCTGGTAGTAAGAGTATAGCTCTTGCAGAGATTTGATCTTCTGCGCGTCTTCGGCAGAGACATTGGCATCGTGATAGCTGCCGATAGAGTTATAGGAGCCGTAAGGGCCGGTGCTGATACGCAGAGACCAAAGGCCCGTTGCCGGGTTATAGGTTGCCCCAGCCGTGCCGGGGCGAACCACCTTATAGTTGCCGCCAGCAGTAACAACAGTATCCCCGATCTTTGTCCCAGCGGGTGCGTTCCCGTCTGCGCCGACATTCCAGGTCTTGCTTCCCCCTGCGTTCCCACTGTTGATTTTCGTAGACCACAAGCCGCTTGCCGGGTTGTAGGTGGCTCCGGCGGTACCGGGAGCGACTACTCTGTAATCACCACCCGCCGTGTGGACGGTGTCGCCGACCCGCGTCCCGGCAGGGGCGTTGCCGTTCTGCCCCACGTTGACGACCCGGTTTCCACCGGAAGAACCGCCGCCACCGGAGGAACCGCCGGAGCTGCCAAAACTGCCGGGAACCGTGTAAATTTTACCGCCCTGGTTGATCGTTGTGGAGCCGTCCTTGTTTTTCGTCCAGGTGGAACCATCTCCGCCGGTCATGGTGCTTCCGGCGGAAGCTCCACTGATAAAGTTTTTGCCCTTATCGGAGCCAATGTTATAGGTTCCTCCATTCGAGGAAGTACCGGTAATGTTTGCCATACTCGTTCCCCTTTCTCTTTCCTGTGTTCAAGTAGGCCCCCGTCCGGCTTTGGGCGGGGGCCTTGCGGTTATCTGTTTCGTTCCACGCGGTCGATTTTTTCTCGAACCTCCATGCTCCATGCGTCGATGTGTGCTTTCATCTCGTCCCACACCGTTCTGGTTCCTCGCACGTGTTCTGCGTCGTCGGTGTCCAGGATGATGTCAGCGATGCGGCACAGGTTCTTTGCGTGGGAAAGCTCCTGCTTTGCCATGGACAGGTAAAGGTCTTTCGCTTCCCCGTTCTTGGCGTAGATCGCTTCCTTGGCATACTTCTGCGCGTCCGAGACTTCGTCCAGAGCCGCGTCATATTTTGCCATGATTTTAGTTAAGTGTTCCAGATGTTCCATGTCTAAGCCTCCTTGATATAGCGGTACAGCTTGTCCAGGTCTTCCTCAGAACACTTGAAACCAGCGATGCTGACCGGCCACTTGCCCTGTGCGTGGTTCTTGACGGCGGTGTACGCTTTGTCCACGTCCACCTGCTCCCCGTCCACCAGGCAGAGCATAGCGCCCAAGGGGTGCTTGAGCATTGCCTCGCTCTTCCCTTCCAGGAACAGAGCGGCACCGGCACCGAATAAAATGCCTTGCCATTTAGGAAGGGTAGGAACCAGCTCCCGGTCTACGAACGCCGCTACACCGCGCTTTACTTTCTCGATAGATTCCATGTCAGTACCTCACAGAAAAGAGAAAGGGGGGCGATTGCCCCCCCAATAGTCATTGTTACGCGCCAGCAGCTGCCGCCGCAGTGGGAGCAGTCCAGGAATTCTTTGCAGGCATCGGCTCAGGACAGACACTGGTAGCCGGAATCACCAGCTTGGTCAGGCCCTGGAGCTGGGCAACCTGCGCCTGCAAGCAGGAAATGGTTGCGCCGGTGGTGCCGTTCAGAACTGCCTGGTTCATGTTGATGGCGTACTGCTCGTCCTTGTTCTTGCCGATCAGGTCGCGCAACTCACGGTCACGCCGGTCAAGAGTGGTGTAAACATCGACCATCTTCTGGTCGATGTAGGCGTTTGCCTTGAGCAGGGAGATTTCAGCGTCCTTCGCTCCGATCTCCTGGTTCAGGTTCAGCTCATAGCGGTTGACAGCGGTGTTCTCGCTGCAAGTGCAGTTGCCAGCACCAGCCATTCTGGCTACGCCCCAGCCGCCGTTGAGCAGGCCAAGAGCAGTGCCAGCGATGCCAAGGCCTAAGCCGGAACCAGCTACACCTTTAGAAGCATATTCGCGTTCCATGTTATTGTCTCCTTCGCAGTTTATTTAGCTCGCCCAAGTCCGCGCGTCAACCCAGGTCTGCCATTACTCACAGTATACACCATATACATAAAGTATACAAGTCTTTACTGTGCGTATTTTTTCGACACTTTTAGCCTTCTGTGTAGACGCTCCACCAACGCTCATCCGTTCCCGGTACGGTGGTGTTGCCATTGATATTGGATTTGTACAGCGTCCCATTGTAGTCCACAATGTCCCCCGTGTTATAGGCGTCATGCGCCCCCGTGGGCTGCGCCCATTTGGGGTAGCCTGCCTGGGTCAGGCCGATGGGGGTATACAGGGCGGGGAGGGCATCAGGGAGCCAGTCTGCCTGGCTGGTGTGGCCTTGGGCAACGCGGTACAACTGGGGGTCTCCTACGTTGTTTTCGCCGTAGGTAATAATGTTCCCCTGGGTGTAGGTCTTGCCAGCCTCCCATGCAGGGTAGATGCTGGGGATTTCCAACGCCTGCTCATCGGCCAGGGAAGCCGCGTACATCTGGATAGCGCGGCGGAGCTGTTCAGCAGCTTGCAGTTTGTTCATTCTGTTACCCCCAGTAATACAGCAAGAATACTGTTCACTTCGTCACTTTCTTTCAAAATGGTTACTTTATTGATTTCGTTCGCGCGGGCTTCATAAAGAAGATTTTCTTTATCTGCCGCAACTCGCTCCTGTAAATCCTCACCGTCCGGGACCTCTACGGTAAATTCATCGTAGACCCAGCCGGTTCGTTCGTCTGAT